TTGCGCCAGGAATGGCTGCAGGTCCACCCCGGGCGCCATAGTGATGGACGTCCCGCCATAGGACTGATATCCCTGTCTGGCAAGGGCCTGTGCCGCGGCCCGGGCATCCCCATCATGTTCGAGCAGGGTGTATGCTCCGAATGCGCTGTAGCCTTTATTGGCCTCAAAGGGCTGTGCGTTGGAGCTGAACACATAGAACACATCCCCATTCCATGTGGCACTGTGGTTTCCGCCCTCTTTCCCCGGACGGCGCCAGAGTTGGTTCCCCTGTGTCTCACCAACGGGTTGCCACCCATGGTTGGTGAGCAGTTCCGCGAGGTCACCCCGCTGGTTATAGATATCTCCCGGTTTATTCCCGGGAATATCCTGTTTGATGGTGTGGACTTTTTTCGGGGGTGTCACCTTGGGTCCTGCCAGGGTCTCTAACAGGTCCTGTGACACGGGGACTAGCGGAAAGGGTGCGTTGATAATAGCGGCTTTACGGTGGGGCCTGTCCGGGAGGTTATCCCCCTTACGGTTCCATGTGCCCGGGATACGCGCAATCCGGGCAGCGTTGGCAACAGCGGTGTCAATATGCACCGTGTCCGTGTCAGCCATGGACGCGCAGGATTTCAGTATGCGATGTACCAATCCCCCGTCATCCGCGGGCAGGTCTACCCGATACAGCAGGTAGAAACCATTACCACTGTCCACCTCGATGGGTTCCGGCCAGCCGCGGGCGGCTAGAGTGTCACGCAATCCTGTAGCAACGGTGTGAGCGTGATCTTTTTCGGCCTGGGTCGCCGATATGCCGGAGGGCCTGTCAGGGTCCACGTCAAGAAACAGCCACTGTCGTCGCAAAATGTCGCCATCACTGGTTGCGGCGCCACGCTGTGCGGCTGTGAGGCGTTTGTTTGCCCTGGCGAGCAATGCAGGGGCCACCGGGTTGATAGTGGCGTATACGCCTGAGTACATAGCCAGGGCTGATATCGCTTCCGGCACGTCCTCGATGCTGTCGTAATTAAAATACCCAGCCTCCGTATGTGGCGTGCGCCAGCCGGGGACGGTGGCGCCCAAGGCCCTGACCTCGAACGTGTCGCCGGGGCGGAACAATAGACGTAATGCGTTTTCCATTTTGCAGCCTTATTAAAACGGTATTTCTTCCTCATCTTCATCCCAACTTATTTCTTTTTCTTGGCTCTGACCCACCAACGCCATTTTTGGAATGGGTCCCAGCACATAATTTATAATCCGTGGGAACGGTTCCCCGGCTACGGTGCGTACCGTGATTTGTGCGGGTGTCGCTAGTGCCCCTGCTTTTGCCAGTTTAACCGCCTCACCGGCGGATATCGGTGGTGGCACGCTGGACCGTTCCTTCCACCACTTTTCAAAACGTTCACGCGCCCAGCCCGTATGTTCCGGGCATACCCATTCCGAGATAAAATTGACACCGACCTGATATTCGATGCGCATTGTTTGAGGAGTTCCCGCATTAGCGCCTTTTTTGGTATGGGGCGTATAAAATGCGTCTGTCACCTCGTAGGTATTTTCAAGCACATCCCCGGATAGGATGGGTGTCCCGTCCGCCCTGTACCCATGTATTTCCCGTGCCGGAGGGGGGAGTGCTGCCCCGCAATCTGGACAGATTTGATACGCGGCGTGTATGAGTGATCCGCAATTCGGGCATTCCTTGACGGGGGATTCGCCACCATTGTTCCCTGCCCGTTTGCCCCGTGGAGTTACGGCATCGACCGGCCCGTGTCGGATGATATTTTGACCGTAGTCCAAAATCAAGCAGTACTCTTTACCCGGATGTGTTCGTGTTCCGCGCCCGACTACCTGTACATACAATCCTGTCGAGGCTGTGCCAAAGAGCATGACGACGGTATCAACGCAGGTCGCATCGAAGCCCGTCGTAAATACGCGCACATTGACCAAATATTTCAGGGGCGGATGCGTCTCTAACAGGTCGCCAGTAGGAATGCCCTTAAAGCGTTTTACGATTTCCGCACGTTCCAGGGCTGGAGTATCTCCGGTTACCAGTCCCACTTCCTGTTGCGCCATTTCGGTCAGGCATTCAACCACATGTTTGGCGTGCAATACACTGGCTGCAAACACCAACACGCTTTTCCGGTCCCGGGTCAATTCAACAATTTCCTGGCAGGCTGACCTGACCAGATTCTTTTTATCAAACGCTTCGGCCATCTCAACCGGCAGAAATTCGCCGGCGCGGATGTGTACATTAGACAGGTCCGCTTTCGCCTTGCCGCTCTTTGATTTCAGGGTGCAGAGATACCCTTGGTGGATCATTTCTTTCAGGCCCGCTTCATAACATATGTCATTCAGTATATTTTCCGGTGCGCATATTTCGCCGCCGCGCAACCGATACGGTGTGGCGGTTAAGCCGATGACGCGCATGTGCGGGTTCACGACCTTGGCATCCGCCAAAAATTGTCGGTACATACCCTCGCCTTCAAGTGGGATCAGGTGCGCTTCGTCAATAATAACCAGGTCAAACGGACCCAATTCGCAAGCCCGCTGATACACGGACTGAATACCGGCAACAATCACCGGGGCATCCGTATCCCGGCTGTTCAGGCCCGCCGAATAAATGCCAACATCAATACCTGGCGCATGTAACATAATCTTCTCGTGATTCTGTTCCAGGAGTTCCTTGACGTGGGCCAGGACGAGGACGCGCCCGCCCCACTGTTGGACAGCATCAGATACCATCTTGGCGATCACATAACTTTTACCGGTGCCGGTCGGCAGAACAATGCACGGATTATCGTTGCGTGTGCGCAAGTATTGGTATGCCGCCTCGACTGCCGCCTGTTGGTAGGGGCGAAGATTATTCATATTCCTTTACCCTTATGATGACCAGCCCCGGGGGCATAGGCTTACGCATCCGGCACTCAAAGCATTTAATCTGGCTGTCATCTTTGTATAAGCCCCCATCCTGTAGCGCATCCCATAGGGCTTTCTGCACATTATCAATATCACGACGGCGCTTGTCCGGGGGATACAGTTCAACCTGGAGATGCACGTTCTTCAAGAGCTGTCTGACATGCGCCTGTCGCAAAATCCAACCAACGCGCTCCCGGTACTCGCGGCCTTCGCGGCTGATAATGGTTCGCCCGCGCACATTCCGGTAATAGTGGTTGATGGATGGGGGCCAGGGTAATTCAAATTCCTGCATGGGGATTCCTTGTGCGGGGGCCACCAGTGTGACCCCCGCGTTGTGATACAACTACCGTTGCCAGGGGGGGGTGTCAACCACGGACTGGGCCGAGGATACTGCCGGCGGCGCCAACAGAGCTTCCTTGGCCTCGAACCCGGTGACCTCGTTCTGTATGGTGCCCGTATCTTCGCGAGTCTTGCACTTGACGTGGATGACCAGGGGCAGGTTATGCAGGGCCGCGCTGTCCCGAAACGTCATCACGCCGACGGCGTGCGCGATTGCGGACAATTCACGGCGGGCAATCTCGGAGGCCGTCTGGTTCTGGTTCAGAATGTTCAGTTGTGCCCAGCACTTGCGCCCGCGATAAGGACCGTCAACAACCTCAAACGTGAGCTTGAGGTATTTGCCCAGTCCCGATTTCGCGTCCTTCATTTCACTGTCCGTAATTTGGGCCAGGTACTTACCCGCGGGAAGCGGTTCCAGGGGGCGGGAGGGATCAATCGTCTTTGCGTCAAACATTACACCTAGGTCTGCCATTGTAAGAGTGTCCTTTCTTTTGTTAGGCAACTTTTTTCACGCCGTCACCTATGGCGGCGATGAACGAATTCCAATTAAAAGGGATGACCGGCGGCAGGCTGTAACGGTTTTTGGCTACCGCCCTGTCCGTGTCAGCCGTGACAAGCACCCGCTGTTTGTCCGCGCCCATTCGGGCGAGACAGATAAAATCCGACCATTCGATAAACACGCTCAGATAGTCGTCAGGAATGTCCGGGGTTGTTTTCTCTACGGTGACCCCGTCAATGTCCGTGATGTCGGTCCGCTTGGCATGTGCCAACAGAATGAGTGCAATGCCCTTTTCAACGATACGGTTGAATTGAGGCAGCAATGCGGCATACAGGTAGTTTTTAAGCACCTGTTTCCCATTCCCATAGCCGCCATGAGATTTATTCAACGTTTTGTCGAGGGTCTTCTCTCCGGGGCCGCACCCGGACACATGTTCCTCCAACCGGCGCAGCAACCAGTCCAGGGAATCAATGCATCCAACCCGATACGGATGCTGTTCTTTCTCCATACCGGTCAACCACTCACTGATTTCCAACCAGGTGGAGAGGTACGGAGTGCGATGGCAGGGCACGGTTCCCGCCCCGTTCTCGCAGTCAATGATCAGGCTGTCAGGCGCCATGGCGCCAAAGGTCGTTTTCCCTATTCCGGGCGGCCCGTAAATAATCCCCTTCGGGGGACTGATGGAGGTGCGATCCTGCACCATGTTAAAAATTCCGCTCATACATTTCCCTTTCTTAGATTGTTTCAAACACGCGCAACGTTTCGTAGCCGGTTGGCCACTTGTTTTCAGTGCGACAATACAAATACAGGTCCATTGATATTTCATTTTCACCCCGGGCCGCGTCCAGAACATCCTGGGATACCTTCCATACGCCGGTCCGGTGCGGCTCCTTTTTTTCCACGGCAATCATGTACACGTCTTCCTTTTCCCCCTCCGGATGGGCCGAGATTACGGACTGGTAGAACGCCAACTGGTGTGCATACCCGTACCGCCGCGCATCAGCCTCAAACCAGGTAAGGTCGTCACAGGTTTTCAGGTCCACAATGCCGGCCATGGGGTTGAACCAGTCCACCCTGCACTGGCAATCCACACCGACATACAGTGCCCTGCACACCTGTTCCGCGGCACCGTGAGCCAGCAGGTTGTTGGCTATGGTGTGATTACGGACTGAGGTTGCCAGAATCTCGATGGCAGCGAAATCGGCATCAGAAATAACGGGTTTTCCAATATCCTTAGCCCATTCGGCAAACGCCTGGGTTGCAGTCCCGTATGGCTTGCCCGTCTTTGGATTGATCGGCCCGCCAACGGCAAACGCTTTATCAAAGGCTTCTCGTCCCTCAAGGACCAAGCAATGGGTGGCCCGTCCAATGAGATAGGCAGGACGCTCTTCCTCGACAATCAACCCGTGCGTCTTTTTATAATAGAGTTCCGGGCACTTCCGAAAATCAGCCAACAGATGGCTGGACAGATACTTGCCTGATAGTGATTTCTCGTGATATTCGTGTTCGGATTCTGTCGTGAAAATCATTTCCGTTGGTCCTTTCTGCATTCAAAAAACTCGCCACACCAACTGTTGGGACTCACCTCGGGAAACGCATTTCGGACTGCCCCTCCCAATTTGGTTACATACATCGCCTTAGGTGGAAACCGCCGGCAGAGGCCCAATATACTGCCATCTGGAAGATAATGATCATTCTCTCTGCCTGTGTGTTCCTGGTAAAAACGGCACTTACTACAACTGTTCATTTTAGGGTCCTTTCTGTTCTTTGTTTGCCTTGTTATTCAAACACCGCCTTGATTTACAACCCCGCCCGTGCGAGCCGCTCTTGTGCGGCCCTAAGCCGTTGCGCGAGGGTCATGTACTCATCCATCATTCCGTCCCCTCCGGGTATTTGTGCGATTTAATGGTTGAAGTGAACGCCGTATGGTTAATGGTTACTTTAGGTTCGTCGTGTTTTTCGATGAACGCGAGTATGGCGCTTTTCAGGGTGTTTAGGTCCGACATCAGAAGGTCCATTTCACCTGCATTCAGTTTTTTATGTACTGACGTTAATTTATACAGTGAACCCGTATCGGGCCACACAGTAGGTATAGTCTCTGTGACCTCGACCGTCTCCCAGAAGTCCGGGTGCTGGCCGCACCACTCGTTAGCCCCCGTCGTCTCCCACCGTTGATTTGTATTGTTTGGCTTGACGCTTGTTTGTCGGCATTCCCCTATATG